AAGCAGCCAATTGGAGGCAGATGCGCTTGCGGTCAGGGTTGGCAGCTTCGCGTAATACTGGAACTGCCGACCGCCCGAGAAGCCGCGGATGGTAATCTTGTCGCCCATGATCTCGTAGCGGCTGTGACTGGTGCCGGGGCGCTGATAGTCGGACAGTGGGCCGGATTTGATCTGGTGCCCGTTGAGGACGTAGACGTGCAGCATTTCGAGGAAGTCAGCAGGCAGGGTTGCCGCGCCTTCCGAAAAGCTGAGAGTGCCCGATGTGATCTGCCATGTGGTGCGCAGCTCGCGGTTGAGCCGGCTTTCGGCCATCTGCACAAGGCGGGGCATGACATCGGAGATATTGCGGTTGCCAACATAGTCGCCAACGGCAAAGCGCAGATCGAGGTAGTCGGCAAATGCTGGCATTACTCTTCTCCAGCCAACATGCGATGCTTCACGCGCTCAAGCCCGCCGATGATGGCAGACTGTGCATTGTTCTTGGTGAAGCCCGTGGAAATGCAGTTGTCTATTGTCGCTGCGGCATACGCGATGCCCTGGATTTCGCCAGCTTCGGCCTTCGCAAGCAACTCGCGCAGCCGATCTACTACGTCATCCTGCACTTCCTGCCGCCAGCTCTCGGTTTGGGTTATGACTTTGAGTGGAGTCATCAGACTCGCCCCTCTTTCGTGCGCCATGCGGCGTTGTCGCTGTCGTTGAGGAAGCGCGAGATGAACTTGTCGTCGTGCTGGTTCATGGCTTCCACCAACCCGCCACCATGGGCGAGATTGAGCGGCACAGAAGCCACCCGGTGCCAGTCGCCCTTCCAACCAGAGGACGCGGAATTGCGATGGAGCGTGTTATGCTCAATCGCCTGCGCCACCGGATAATCAGTGCGAATTATGGTTTTCTCGCCATCAAACATGGCCCAAACGGAACGGCCACTGGCCGCATCCCAATCGATCAGCTCCCAATCGCCGTCCCGTATGGTCATGGTGTTAGCCCCGTGCGGCCGTGAACGCATCGGCACGTTCGGCCTTGCGCTCGCCAACAAGGCGCAGAGCCTCGTTGTAGGGGACTTCGATGGTTTCGCCGCGCTTGTGGCGGATGCCCTGGCCGTCCCACCAGTCATTCAGCAGGCGGATCGGGTAGAGTTCTTCGCCCTTTTCGCCCTTCTGAATGTCGGAGGTGTCGAACTCGGGCACATAGCCGCCGGCCTGCGAGAGGCGAGCCGCCATCTCGTGCGCTGCCTTGGGCTCGCCGGGGTAAGGCGCGGGCTCCATGGTTTCGCCAGCCCGTTCTTCACGGACTTCCTGCGCCGAAGCAACACGAGGGCCGCCCAGAGTGGGCAAGGTGTCGCCGCTGGCAGCTGCCAGATCGCTCTGGCTCACCGGTTGCACATCGGCATCGGCAATCCGCTGGCTGCGCCTGTCGGCGCGGTCACTGGTTGCTTGGCGGGACTGATCGGACTGAGCCTTGGCGGCTTCGGCTTCTTCAACCTTCTGCTGCAGGGTTTCGTCCGACCAGCGGCCATCGACTTCGAGCCCAAGCTTTTCGGCTCGCTTCTTCAGGTCACTCATTTGGGGTTCTCCAAAATGAAAAAGCCGCCCGTAGGCGACCCTTGTTGATGCGGTGGACTGTTACCCGTTAGGCGGCGGCGGAGAGGCCGAACACGTCAGCGATGAGGCCCAAACCGGCCTCGTTCTTGACGCGAAGGGTGCCTTCACCGATCAGCACGAACTTGCTGTTGTCACCGGTCTTGGCGAGGTCTTTGTCCTCGGCAATGCGGCGCAGCCAGTCGAAGCTCATCATGTCGGTGTCAATCAGGAAGGCGTTTCGCGCCACCCCGGCGTTGACCGCCATGACGCGGTTGGGATGCACGAGAACCTTGCCGAACGGGCCTTCGTACACATCGGCATTGCTGATGATGGTCTTGCGGCCATCGGCCGAAGCCGCATAGCGGAACTCAGCCACGTTGGGGTCCGACATGAAGGTGACGAACACGCTTTTGACGTAGGGAGCCACCACGAGGTGCCGCACATTGCCGCCGGAGGTGTAAGCCTGGCTCATGACGTTATCGAGCAAGGTCTTGGTGAAGGCGCGCTGGGTGCCGTTGGTGGCGGGATCGACCAGACCGTCAGTCTCGTCAAAGCCGCCGTTGGCGCCCGTTGCACCGCGCGAGACGTTGGTTTCAAGCCACGCTGGCAGACCGGCGGAGACGCGGGTTGCGCCACCGACAGAGCCGACATTGGAGACGATGGAATATTCCACGTCCTTCTTGATCTCGACGCCCTTCTTGAGCTTCTGGTATTTCAGCTTCTCAACCTGGCCGGCGTTATCAACGGCTTCCTGGGTGTTCGACACGATGCCTTCCTTGCGGAAGATCTGCGTGTAGTTGCCGACACGATCAGGCGGGGCAATCGCACCGAAGATGTATTCGTCGCCTTCGGTCTGAACATTGGCGCCGGGAGGGGCCAGTTCATCGATTTCCCACTCGGGGTGCACGGAAACGACCTTGCCCTTGGGGATCAGGGAATAGATCGGGGTATCTTCGGGCGTGATGCGGTTCACAACGTCCGACAGTTCTTCACGATTACCAACCGCATTGGTCGTGCGGTAGGTGTTTGCTGGTGCGGCCACTACGGCCTCCTATGGATGAAAGGGTTGGATCAATCGAAGTCGATTGCCATGGCGTCATGGATCGACCCGGACTTGTTCAACCGGGACATCGCTTCCCTATTCTTCGACTTGCCGGCGTTCGCCTGCGGGCGCCTTGGGGGCGCTACGGGCGGGGCTGAGGCGACCTTCTGGGTTGCCTTGGCCTTGGCCTGCTCTGCCGCAAGACCGAGCTTGGCGTAGTGCGCCAGCTTGAACATGCGGTGATCGGTGACGCCTGCCAGTTCCTCATCGGTGAAGCCGAGTTCACGAGCGGCACTGGTGGTGCTCTCAAAGAACTTCTTGCGGCCTTCCGGTGTGGCGACGGTGGGGAATGCCTCGACAAGCTTGGCGTTTTCGGTGCCCAGCACCTCTTTACGCTGCTCATCGGTGAGCGTGTTCAACACGTCCTTGGGGGCGTTTGCCTTCTCGATCAGCTGGGCCACTTGGGCCATGGCTGTGTCGTGCAGGGCCTTGTCCCGCACATACTGCGCGGGGTTGCTGATCGCCAGATTGGGATCAGGTGCCTTGGGTATCGAAGCCTGGAGAAATTCTGCGACGGCGTTCACTGATTGAGTGACGCGGGTTGAGAGTGCTTCCAGATCGCGGCGCTTGTTGCCAAGCTCCTGCGTCTTTCGGCTGTAATCTGCCTGCCTCAGATATCCGGCTTTGATTTCGCTCAGCGGGAGCTTTTCATTGCCGAGGGGAACGAGAATGTCGTCGGTGATTTCGGGCGCTTGGGCATCGGCCTCATCGGCCTGCGCTTCGTCGTCTTCGTCTGCGACTGGTTCATCGTCTGGATTGACAGGCTGATCGGACTCTTGATCGGTTTCCTCGATCTCATCCGGCTCACGTTCGGGATCGGCCTCGATCTGCTCAACTTCTTGATTGTCCAGCTCCTCGCCGGGTTCGTAGAAATTGAGGTTTTCGGGGTTGTCGAGAGCAGTCGGAGGGTTGGTGTTATCGTTCTCGCCCGAAGGCAAGTTGTCGTATTCACCTGGCATGCGTTCCTCGGGGAGGTTAGTGCGCCGGCACTATGCTGGCGCTTGGCGGCTCTGCGGCGCGGATTGGCCCTCTTTCGAGATGGCTTCCAGCCGGGAGCGAACTGTCCTGATGGCACGGACCTCGGCAGCACTGTTCCTGCGGGTCTCATCGTCATTCATGTGTGCGTTGATGCACTGGTTGGTTGCTGCGCGCTCTAGGTCGTCCCAGAGGGCGAGGAAAAACGGGATTTCGAGAACGGTTTGAGCGGCGCGGGCGCGATCTTCGGAGGTCATTTACGGCCCTCGGGGCGCATGCTCTTTTTTGCTGCCTTGGAGATCAGCATATCCATCAAGGGCGTGGCCGGCGGCTTGTTGGGTAACTCCCGATTGTAGGTGGTCACAACGCCTTTGACGAAATCGAAACGCTTTACTTCAACGATCATTGTCCTGCCCTCTCGTTCTTCTCAAACGCCCTGCCGATGCTGCTGGCCTGCGCCTGCTGAATACTGGCATCCCGCCCTGCCGCTGCAATGCGCTCACGGCTGGCGATTTCCTCGCGCTTGAGCTGCGCATCGGCCGCGATCTTTTCGCGCTGCACCTGATGATCCTGCGCCTTGAGCGCGGCGGCTGCGATAAGCTCCTGGCGCTTGGCCTCGGTCTGGGCCTCCAGTTCGGCAAGCTGCGTCTGCAAGTCGGCCTGCATCTGCGCGGCTTCCTTGTTCGTC